ACACTGTAAAGATCTTGGAAAAAGAAGGGTGCAGAAAAAAAATAAAAGAAGTTACAGATGGGTACGAGATAACATTTGATCGCCCTCACAAAGCTGATTATGACTGGCAGGGTGGTGCACCCATCGTTGCTGACATCACTGGTAAGGCTTGGGATTTAGAAGAAAAAGGTCTTATTGGTAATGGCAGTGAAGGAATTGTTAAAGTAGAAATCTATCCCAGTAAAATGGGAGTAGGTACACGTCTTCTAGGATTGCAAGTCCTAGATCATGTGGTCTATAAATCAGAGGGTGGTTCCTCCCAACCACGTTCAATGTTTACAGACCACTCTGAGAGTTCTGGTGGTTCTAAGTCTTCCACCTCCTCCCAAGAACCACAGGACTCAATCCCCTTCTAGGTTTTTCTGTTTCCTTCCCCTAGAAGAGTACGCCCTCACCTTTTTCTTTCATTTTTGGGTGGGGGCGTATACACATAAGGATATACAATGCCCAGTATAAAAACACTCATCAAAGATATGGAAGACACAATACTAGGACTCAATGGTTGGGATCATTTACTCAGCCTAAAGATGGGTGATCGTATTGGTAAAGCAGCGACTTCAAGATTCAAAGCACCACAGAAACCACGAGGGTATCTGTCTTTCTCTTCTATTGGTAGTCCCTGTAAAAGAAAACTTTGGTACAAGATTAACGAGCCTGATGTTGCTCGACAACTGTCTCCCTCAGACTTACTCAAGTTCTTTTATGGAGATATGATTGAAGAATTAGTTCTAGCTATCGCAGAAGCCTCTGGTCACACAGTGAAGGGTCAACAGGATCGAATGAGGATCAATGACCTAGCAGGACACAGGGATGCAGTGATTGATGGTATGACGATTGATGTTAAGTCTGCCTCTCCCTACTCATTTAAAAAGTTTGTTGAAGGTAATCTAAGGGAAGAAGATCCTTTTGGTTACATCAGTCAGCTAAGTTCCTACGTGTATGCAGCCAAGGATGATCCACTAGTTACAAACAAAACGCATGGTGGATTCCTTGTTGTTGATAAAGTAAATGGATCTCTATGTCTGGATGTCTATGACTTTACTCCTGAGTTGGAACAGAAGGAAAAGGAAGTAGACCAAGTAAAAGGTATGGTAAAGGGTGAGATACCTGAGAGAGGTTTTGATCCAGTACCACAGTCAAAGACAAGCCCTAACACAAAGCTTCATCCTTCCTGTGGGTTCTGTGAGTTCAACAAGAAGTGTTGGCCTGAAGCCAGGAGATTCGTGTACAAGACTGGAGATGTCTTACTTGTGGATGTGGTGACTACACCAAACGTCCCAGAAGACTTGACGTACAATGAACAGAAAGAAGTTTAGTGCAGCAGCACTCAAGGCAGGGTATCGTTCTGGCTTCGAGGATGATGTAGCCAAAGAGCTACGCTCCAAAGGTATTGAGTTCACCTACGAAAAAGAAAAGATTAAATGGGTTGACTTAAAAGTAAGAACGTATACACCTGACTTCGTTCTTGGTAATGGTATCATCATAGAAACCAAGGGACGATTTGTAGCAAACGATAGACGTAAGCACAAAGAAATAGCAAAACAATTTCCTGACTTAGATATTCGTTTTGTTTTTCAAAACAGTAGGGCAAAGCTATACAAGGGAGCTAAGTCTTCCTATGCAGACTGGTGCAAGAAGTATGGCTTTCAATACGCAGAAAAAACAATTCCTGATGATTGGCTAAAAGAATAGATTGACCTGATTAGGTTCTTCTATATAACTTGGAGGTTCCTGTGTTGTTTGAGGTAACAATGCTATTAGATGTAGATCCTGATGCAAACTTTATTGCTTCAGATAGTGTAAAGAAGAGTCTTGAAGAAATAATTCAAGACACTATATATGATTTAGATGATGTAAAAATTTTAGAAATAGATGCAAAGGAGAAGTAATGTTGACAGGAAAAGACTTGGAGGACATGGGATATTTTGAAGCCTTTCAAAGTGCAAAAGCAGTAGACCTGGAGGACTATGCTGAGTGGGTAGAGGACAAGATGATTACCTCTGGTGATAAAAGGTTTCTCGAAAACACAATGGGTTTGATAGGAGAGACAGGTGAGTTTTTTGAGAAGCTAAAGAAACATAAGAGGGATGATACACCCTTAGACAAAAAAGGTATCACACTTGAAGCAGGGGATATGTTCTTTTACTTCATCGCTATACTAAATCTTTTAGATATAAAACTAGATGATGTTGTAAAAGAAAATATGAAGAAGCTTGATAGCAGACAAAAACGTGGAACAATAAAAGGATCAGGAGACTATAGATGAAAGACATTTATGAAGAAGAGTATGGGCCAACAATAGCCATCTCTGAGGAGATTCATGCCATGAAGTATCGTGGTAAGGGAGAAACATTTAAGGAAGCAATGACTCGTGTAGCTGAAGCATTGAAGGATGATGAGGGACACTTCAACAACTTTAGAAACATTTTATACAATCAAAGATTCTTACCTGCAGGGAGAGTGCAGTCTGCTATGGGAGCACCAAGACGTGTGACTCCTTACAACTGCTTTGTCTCTATTACTATTGAGGATAGTATGGATGGCATCATGGAAGCAGCAAGACGTGCAGCAGAAACCATGAGACTAGGTGGTGGTATTGGATATGACTTCTCTACTCTACGTCCACGAGGCACACTGATCAAGTCTCTGGACTCTAAGTCTTCTGGCCCTCTGTCCTTCATGGGAATCTTTAATGCTGTGTGTGATACCATTTCCTCTGCAGGTCACAGACGTGGAGCACAGATGGGTGTGTTACGTGTAGACCATCCTGACATTGAAGAGTTTATTACAGCAAAGAACAACAGCGATAAGCTTACCCAGTTCAACATCTCTGTAGGTGTGACTGATGAGTTTATGAAAGCAGTCAAGGAAGACAAAGACTTTGATCTTAAGTTTGAAGGACGTGTCTATAAAACTGTGAGTGCCACTGCACTGTGGGATCAGATCCTACGCAGCACCTGGGACTGGGCAGAGCCTGGTATCCTCTTCATTGATCGTATTAATAAGAAGAACAACCTACACTACTGTGAAACAATTGCAGCCACTAATCCCTGTGGTGAGCAGCCACTACCTCCCAATGGTGCATGTCTTCTTGGTTCATTTAACCTGACTAAGTATGTCCTTGAGCATGATGGAAAGTATGTCTTCAACATGAACCAACTACGTAATGACATACCTCATGTTGTCAGGGCAATGGACAACGTAGTAGACAGAGCAACCTACCCTCTCAAGGAACAGGAACAGGAAGCTAAAAGTAAAAGACGTATGGGCTTGGGTGTTACTGGTGTAGCCAATGCTATTGAAGCATTAGGTTTTGAGTATGGTAGTGAACGATTCCTACAGACCCTAGAAGAAATAATGGGAGTAATTAGGGATGTTGCATATACTACATCTGTTGAGTTGGCTATGGAGAAGGGTCCATTTCCTTTATTTACTCAGGACTATCTTGAGTCTGGTTTTGCTAAGTCTCTTCCTCCTTACATACGTAATCTCATTAGCGAGTGTGGTATTCGTAACAGTCATCTTCTTTCTGTTGCACCAACAGGAACTATCAGTCTCTCAGCAGACAACATCTCTTCAGGGATTGAACCAGTCTTTTCCCATTACTACGACAGAACTATCCAAACATTCGATGGACCCAAGGTTGAACGAGTAGAGGACTATGGCTATCGTGTCTTTGGTGTGAAGGGTAAGACTGCTGATGAACTATCAGTGTTCGATCACGTCAAGGTTCTAAACATTGCCTCTCGCTTTGTGGACTCAGCCTGTTCAAAGACCTGCAACACAGGTGAAGAAGTTACATGGGAAGAGTTCAAGCAAGTCTACATGGATGCGTATGATGGTGGAGCTTCTGGCTGCACGACATTCAGAGCAGCAGGTAAACGATATGGTATTCTCAATGCTTCTACCTCTGAGGAAGTTGCCCAGGAGAATGACATTGAAGAGACTCAGGACTTTGTTGATGAAGGGGGAGCCTGTTACTTTGATCCTGCCACAGGACTTCGTAAGTGTGAATGAGCATCCCTCATGTAAGAAGAAGGATTGCTCCTAGATATGGGAGCACTCCCTCACCCTGTATCAAGGTCTGTCAAATAGATGATGAAGGCTTTTGCAAAGGATGTAAAAGAACTATTGACGAGATCAGAAATTGGATGATAATGTCTGACTACGAGCAGACTATGCTAATCGCAGAACTACAGTGGAGAAAAGATCGTTATGGCTAAAGTGCAGATCGTTGGTGCAGCAGCTAACTCTCATCAACCTATGAAAAAGAAAACTTCTCAGTCAAAGAGGATTTCTTCTATGAAACTTGGCTCTATGAATAAGCATAAACGCAGGGCAACAAAACCATACAGAGGGCAAGGTAAGTGACATCTGAACTTAAGAAAAGAAATATGGCTCAAGGCAATCAAGCAGAGCAAGAGTTCATCAAACTAAGAGGCAAAAACTTTATTCGTAAGGCTACCTTCGATGAGGACGTTAACGAACACTGGGATGTTCTGGATAAAGAGTTTGGTAAAGTAGACGTAAAGTCTGGTAAACGCAGGTCACACAAGGGGCCAGTGGACTACACAATCTGGTGGGAGTTACGTACAGTTAAACGTCCACCTGATAATAAGCCAAAGGAAGGGTGGGGCGTACCCAATGGGATTGAACGACTGATCGCAGTCAGGTCTGAGGATTCCTTCTACCGCATAGATCCTGAAGATATTATAGATGACTTGCGGGAGAGATGCTCCTACAAGAACAAGGGTGACTTCTGTCGTTATTCTCGCCCAGG